GATGACCGCACCATGCAATCGCAGCCCGAGCTGTACTGCATGGCTTCCGGCACGACTGAGCAGGACACCACCTGCACGTGCGTAACGGAGCAGGGCACCAAGGCAAAGATTTCGATACGGGTATGCGTGGCGATCGCACGCGATGGACCGGCCCACAATCCGTATCGCGCACCACGCCAGAAATCGGAGTTGAGTCAGGACCATCCGGCTCGCAGCATCGCTCAGTCCACATCACCTGGTACGCCTGAGCCATCGCCACATGCACTGATTGAGGTCGGGAAACGCCCCATGGGGACGTTCCCGGAGACGCCGCCTTAGCCAGCTAGCGTCTAAGTCCCTCCCTGGAGTTCCAGGGTCTACAGCACAGCGCAATCGTAATGGTCAAGTAGGGAAAAGCCCGACGCATACTTTTCTCAAACTGAACTATGCTTGGGACACGTGATACATGGAGCGTACTTTAATGCAGCAACTCACGATCCTTAGCGGCGCTGGGATTAATCACGGAATATCGGCAGCTTGTCCGCAAGCTAGAGACTTGATCGACTTTACGTATCAGAAGATCAGTCAAAGCGTCTACGAGAGAATTCCATCGCAGCTTCAGGCAATGTTTACCCAGGAGTCGTTCGACTACATCTTGGGTGGACTGATGACCATCAATCTTGTTGTCGAGAAGACGAAGCAAGACCTTATTCGATTTAGGATAGACCAGCAGGCATTTGCGAACATCTTCCAGCAATCCAGTCTTCAGGATTCAATTATTCAGGCACTGGACCAGATTGAGACTCAACTTACGGTGTCCCTTCGGCAGATGCTGGAAGTAGTTAGGCAATTTGATCCCGCAATTCGTCATCTTGATTCAAGGTTCGATTCAGTCAACTACTTCACCCTGAATTTTGATGGTGTCTTCGATCACATCATCTATGGCGAAAGGTACGTTCGGGGCGCCTTCACGACAGATTTTTGGTCGCCCTGGGGAGATCTTCGTGAAGGAATTGATCGAAAGTTCAAGATCATGCACTTGCATGGCGATCTTCGATACAAGCCATTCAAGAAGACCCAATACAACGATCCTCCGTATCGATGGCCCGTTTTGGTCGTCGGCGATGCGGAGGTGAAGAAGGGAATCATTGCATCCAACACCGCCCTCCGGTTCTACAACCAACGACTCCGAGAGGCGTGTGAAAACAGGCATCGAATTCAGGAAAACGTACTTCTCGTAGCAGGATTTGGATTCCGCGAAGAAGATCAGCATGTCGTGTCTAAGATTAAGGCTGCCGTAAATAATGGCATATTTGACAGAATGATCTGTTATGACATTGAGGACAAGTTCGCCGACTGGTGCCCGAGGCCCTACGAATGGCGTGATCCTCGTAACCTCGGATTGAACGATCTTCTTCATTCGATCTAGTCCAAAAGTTCCCTGCTGGCGGGATGTAAGGGGCGAAGACCCAACGAAATCGCCTTACATGCCCTTGGGCAGACTTGGCCCACGGCTCATGTAGACCACAGTGGACGTCTCGGCATCGGAGCCGCGATCACGCACGCCCAACCGACGTTTTCGGCGATTTCTGAGGACTTCGGCTAAATAGATGGCGCCGGATTTCGCCGTGGCCTCAGCATTCCGGACTGCTGAGGACCGGGGAACTTCATCAGCCATCGTCATGTCGCAAGGCTCCAGCTGATGGCCTTCGGGGATGAAAGGGCGGTTAGGTCAGGTCTGGTCAATGCGATCATGGGGATCGACTTGCTCATGCTGCAATCTCATCCTTGTCGGGGGAGCCTGCAGGGAGGCAAGAGCCAAGCCAGAGCCGCAGCCATTGCCAGATCTAGCCGACGAGCCGGACCACGCCCGATACATCATTTCGCATAATGTATATTATGTTCTTTGGTGCGTGGTTGGCTGGCGCAGTTCTTGCGTCAGCCCCGGCTCCTACTCTGGCATGGAGCCTGATCGTGCGTGATCGGAAACTGACCGGCCCTTGGGCCGGTTTTTCGTTTAAGGGTGGCCGACTGGTCACACCCGAGGGCCGCGAGCTGGAGCCGCAGGATCTGGCCTGGCTGTCGCTCACCGCTGCGCAAGCGCAGGAATGGCGTCGGATGATGGAGAGCGGCCGCGCGATCGGCAAGCCCCGGAAACCCTTGTCCTTCAACGCTGCCAGCGTGGTGAACCTGTCCGACGCACTGGCACAGCGCCGGAAAAAGCGATCATCGATGGCGATGGCCGGCCCCGACGCCGAACCACCCGCAGCAGTCCTACCGGTACCGGGGCCGAAACGCCGCCAGCGCGTGTGAGGCGCTTCCGTAGGGGCGCTGCCCCTACACCCCCGATTCATTGCTCGCGGCAGCGCAGCCATTCGCCCTTGGCGTTTCGCAACTGTTCCCAGCCGTTGCTCAGGCGACGCATTGCAGTGCCTCCCATGCAGGCAGCGCCCAACTGCTTTGCCTCAGCGCTCCCGTAGGCAGGCATGCGAACAATCTCGCTCGATGGCGTTGGTATGCCTTGGCGACGCGCCTCGCTCTGGATTAAGGATCGTTCAATGTCGGCGCAATAGAGCCGAATGCGCGGATCGAGGTGCTGCTGGCATTTCAGCGGTTCAGCACCAAGATTGCTCGCCTTCGGTGTTGGCGGCGCGTACCTGGGCGCTGGCTGCGGGCCGGTGGCCGAGCGTAGCTGTTGCGCATGCGTAGGTGCCGACAGCAGCAGTAGAGCCAAAACTAGGCCAGATCGAATGTCCATTTCGCCCCCAAGGTTCGGGAGCATGGTATCCCATCGCGGAAATCAGAAGCTCGCCGGATATGGTGGCGTTTCTGGGAACGTGCCCATGGGGCGCTTCCCAACTGCAATCAGAGTGCTCCCGTTCGCCGCGGCGGTGGTCGGCTGTGTCTCGCTCGCGCTCGTCACAGGCGACCCCGCCGCAGCCCTAATACGCCCAGTGGTCGAATCGGACTGCTCGCCGAAGGGATCGACAGGCCATGTAGTCGCGATGATCTCGTGGCCTCTGGCGCTCAGAAGCACGCCGAACTCTGTTCTTTTCACAGACCAGCCCAGCGCCCACAACTGCTCCGTGGTGAATCGGTCGAGCACCTGCCCGCCTCCTGATGCCCGGAACTCTACGATATCTCGTTGTCCGTACCAGCCAGCGTGTCGCGCCCTGGCATTGGTCGCCATATCTAGAATGTACTGAACGCCCGCAGGAAGCTTCTCCTTCGCCTTGGACGCCTCGGCAACCGTCGTGACCACTGTGGCCGGTTGCGCGCCCGGCGCGTGCGCTATGGCGGGAATTGCGGCCTTCTGTGACGCAACAACATCCTTCAGCTCGCCGGTCTCCCCGGTGGTGCCTCCGGCGAAGAAGAACCGCCCCAGCATCACCACGCCGACTAAAAGCGCAAGCGCCATCAGGATTGACGGGCCGCGCAGGGTTTTCCAGAGGGTGCGAGTGTTGCCCTTATAAACCTCATTGGACTCAATGCCAGGCTGCACGCCGTGGTAAAGCTCCCAGATTGCGGGATCGTACTTGCGCACTTCCGTGCCGACGGTTTCGTATTTGCCGGTGCCGGTGGCCGCATAGAAGCGCACCGAATAGCGCTGATCTGAGCCGAGCGCGTCAAGCTTGGTGTACGTGTTCTTCTTCGCCATGCGGCGAATTATCAGTCGGTGCAGGTCTTTGCAGTCCTGCGAAATGATCACCATGTCAAGGCTGATATGGCCGTGCTTGGCGAAGAAGTTGGCCGCACGCTCTGGCAGGTTGGCGCGATTGGTGGGCCAGTATTCGTGGGCCTCGTCGATCACGATAAGCGCGTGCTTCTCGACGTGCGGGAACGAAATGGCGCCGTCGTTGTCGGTGTCGCAGACGCACCACTCAACCACCTCCTTGTCGCCCATGACGTGCACGAGGCTGCGCACCTCCTCTTCGGGCATACCAAGATGTGCTGCGATCTTGTCGAGGCTCTCCCCTACCCCGTTGAGGCGCACATAGACGTGACGCTTTGCGCGGAGCGCAGGCAGGATGTGGTGCAGCACCGCCTCATAACTCTTGCCGCTGCGCGGCAACCCCTCATGGCCGAAGATCATTTCGTTACGTCCACTGGAATACGGTCAAGAACACCCGCACAAGGCGGAAGATAAGCGCAGCCGTCAGCAGTGCAACGGCCTCGCCGACGCGCAGCTGAGCAACGATGAAGGCTGTCCATGGGCCAGCTGCGTTCAGCATCGCGCAGAAGCTGAACTGCGAGAGGAAATCAGGCGCTGGAATCAGGTAGACGATCGCCTTCACGAACGACAGAACCAACTCGATGAAGTCGGTCTGCAGGTCCGTCATGAAATCGACGAAGTCGGACCACAGCGACGTGATCTGATCCTTCGCCCACGTTGTGAGTGCCGTCACCGGACCAACTCCATCGGCGTAAGCCCATGAGGCAGACAGCGCAAGAAAAATCAGTACCACGGCCAAGATGATGAAGTGATTGCGCTTCATAGCAGAGCCCACCTCAATGCGACCACGCCCATGCCTGCGAGGAACACAAACCCGGCGTACTGGAACAGCTGCAACAGCGGTCCGCTACAGAGGCTTCCCAAGTCGAACTTGCCCGCATATTGGCCGCCATCCCATGTGGCGGTGGGGCAACTTCCGCCTCCGGTGCAGCTACCAAAGAACCCTTTCACCTTGGACAGGATCGGGGCGCCCTCAATGGCCGTCTTGAATTCCGCTAGAACCTTCTGGACCGTCTTGCCCGACTTCTTATAGAGGCGTCCAGTTGTCGGCCCTGGGGCGCCCCCGTCGCCGCCTTCTCCTGTTCCCGGACCTGGACCCGGACCTGGGCCGGTGCAGCCATTCGGATCGGTGCAATCTCCGTCACCGTCACCGTCGCCATCTCCCGGCCCAGTGCCGCCACCTCCATCTCCACCGCCGCCATCACCGCCGCCATCACCGCCGCCATCACCGCCACCATCACCGCCACCACCATCCCCCGGACCGGTTCCACCACCATCGCCGCCACCGTCGCTAGGTGTGCTCGGCGTAGGTGATGGATGATCCAAAGTAGTGCAGACGTTGCCATTTGGGGTGAACAAGATGCCGATTGGAGAACCGGCATAGACGGACCCTACATATGCGCAGCCCTCATGGCAGACGGTGCCCATGCCACCGACGCCCGCTCCCCTCCAGTCCACTCTTTCAGTGCGGGTGGCGCAGGTGTTTACCCACCACCAATCACCGTCATTGAAGGGGCCATCCTCTACACCATTGGAGTTTATTTGCCAGTATCTCATCAGCATCCGCCCCGTGCGATCAGATGCGCCGTGTATGGAGCACTCTTTACGGGAATTACTGAGAAACCCCCTCTTGACGGGTGGCACGAAGGCCTCGCAGCTTTGCTGAGCCTGCGTGACCGTACATTTCTCCTGTTCGAGGCGGCACGCGTCAGGAGACTGTGCAAGAGCTAGGAACGGACTGAAAAGAAACATCGCAATGAACGCCATTAGCAAGGCTTGGAGCTTCATTGACTAGCCTCGTTGAACGCTAGCGAGACGGCATGACCTGCAAGACCGCCAATAAATGCAAAGACCATGCACACAAGCATCGTCAATCCTCCCTTTCCGGTGCGCCGCAGAAGACACACTCTCCGCCGTCATAGTCATGGCCGGTATCAGCGCACACGACCTCGTCAACCTCGCCCGACTCATCGTCGGCGTGTTCGTCAGCGTCTTGATCCTCGCGGTCCTCAAAGAAGCCTGCGATCTTGTCGACGCACCATCGACCGAACCAAGGGAGTGCCATCAATGTGCCGGCACCGACAATTGCTGCAACCACCTGTGCGACGGATAGCCCGAGGAATACCCCACTGAAGTCCATCCCCCACTCCTAGTAGTCAATGACGATGCGGCACTCCAAGCACCACAAGTTCCCGTCGTCCAACACGATCACGTCATCACCGCCACACTCAGGGCACCAGTCGTCCTGGCATTCCTCGGCGTTGACGTCATCGGGCTGTGTCTGCATAGGAATCGGGGCCGGTTTCCCAGCCCCTCCCCGTTACGATTCTTCCGCGATCAGCGGAAGAAGGTGGCGACCTTGTTGGTCGCCCAGCGGGCGAAGCCCGGGGACGCCTTGATGGCACCGGCACCGATGATGGCGGTAACGGCACTGGTGGCTACGAGGCCGGTCAGGATGCTGTCGAAATCCATTGCACTACTCCTTCTGTGATGCGCGATCTGCGCGGGAAATGGGTGGTCAATCCCGTTCTGTACTGACCGACTTCACGACGGCGCCCACGATGTAGCCCAGCACGTTCAGTGCAAGAACCAACGTGAACACCCCCGAGAACCAACCAGCGGCCACGTCAGGTTCGGGCCACTGGAATAGATCGATGAGAATTGAGGCCTGTGCGTGCTCTGCCGCTGACACAAGCACATACCCACCACACTGCGATGCAGGCTCCCCGGTGGGTACGAGCGTCCCCTCAGCCGTCAGAGACACGCACACGGCCATGGCTTACGGCTTCGCCGGTGCGGCTGCGGCCTTCGCCTGCAGCGGAACGAGGTCTACGTAACGCTTCAGCACCAGATCGCCGTACTGGCTCAGTGCGAAGGACTGCGGGTCAATGTCGTACTCCCCCGGCGTGTCCGGCGGGCGCGAGCCGAGGCCGACACGGAACGGCAGTTCGAAGCCGTTGCCGAAATCGAGACCGACCATCTGAGAACGGATGATCGAGTTGGTCTTGCTGTTGTGCCGTTCTTCGACGGCAGCGGACTTCACGCGGCAGATAGGCATAGTTCTTCTCTCACATAGCGATGGAGTGGTTCACCCTTGGCAATACCGCGAAACCGTCCGGGGTGACCGTCACGGAGGATGCGGCTCTCTGCGAAGTCGGCCCATGAATCACCGAGCGCTCCGCGAAGGACGTTGAGGAAAGGCCCTACCTGTCGATGCGCCCACTCGATACCGGCTTCAACAGAGGTTTCCACTTGCTTCTGCAACGTGCGCAGTCGCGTGCACACGCCCGTAATGAGGTTCTGCAACGCGCTGTACGAGCCACGAAGGTACGCGCCGGGATTCAGCAGGACATCCAACGGGATTTCCATGTGCTTGCCATATAGGCGCACTTCCGCCCGTACCCAGCGAGACGACGACAGGCCTTCGGCCTTGCCCTTTTCATACACGCACAGTTCCTTGTGACCCTTGCCACCGACGTACAGCGTGCAGCCGGTGTTGTGGCCTTCATCGGAAATGAAGCGGTGACGTGGCGGGCAGCCGCCTTCGGTGAAGCCCCCCTGAGCAGCAACCTCGCGGAGCGCATGCACGTCCAGGCGTTCGCCTTCGTAGTCATCGTGCGCGCAGTCAACACGGGTGATCTTCCCATCAAGCATGGACAGCTGCTTGTAGATGCGGGCGCGGTCACGAATCCACTTACACCCCATGCCGGTGAGACTGATGCACACGGTGTTCTTCTTGCCGCCAATGCCTACGCGGCCAACAACTTCGTTTTCCCGGTCGATCAACACCGCCGACTGCTCGTAGAAGTTCCAGCTCTTCTCACGAATCGCACCGGCAACCACTTCGCCACGGAAACCGAAGATGCGGAACAGCAAGAGGTCCAGCTTCTTGCAGTTCACTTCTTCAAGGGCGGAGAGCGGGACCACAAAGGTCAGGTAGTCGATGATTGCGTCTTCCTGACCCTTTTGGCCCGTGTTACTCCCCGGGCCAATCTCCGCCGCCGCCCGCTGCCCCTTTTCACCGGGCGAAAGCGGGGAAAAGCCCCCTGCCCCGCCCTCCACTGCCATCCTGAAGCGCGCGCGATCAACGGCCATTGGCGCGCCCCTTCCAGAGATTCCACAGGCGACGAAGCGCCAGCCATGCCTGCTCGATCACGATGGAGACCAACGCGCCTCCCACCCAAACGGCTATGAGCGCGGCGCACGCTGCAAGACCAATATCGAACTCCGCCAGTTCGGCGAACGAGGGATACCTGCTCATGCCGGCAGCCTCGGACTCTGATAGCGGAGGCACGCGAGCCTGGAGCGATGGCACTCGGCGCTGGGGGCGAACAAGCCCTCGCCGACCCAACGAAGGCTGTCGCCGGACAGTCGCGAGAACTCGAAGCCCCTGAACTGCGGGAAGGTGCGCTCCGCGACCGGCAGCGCGCTCAACTCGTCGTAGAAGGTTTCGATGAAGCGCGCCAGCTTGCGCGCCTCGCGGTACTCAGCGGCCCATGCCACGCGTGCGGTGTTCATGCGGCGCGCTCCTGCTCTTCGGCGAAGCGGGCTGCGGCCAGCAGATCACCGCGCTTGGTGGCCGCGATTTCGGCCTGATAGAGCGCTTCGTGGTTCGCGGTCCAGCCGGTTGCGGCCAGCTCAGCTCGTGCCTGGGCGACGATGGCCGCTTCGCGTGCACTGCGACCGGCAGACTCCCCACGCCGGTCGAGGCACCACGAAACGAGTTTTGCGCTGCCAATCGAAACGGCCACGATGGCCGCCAGCAGCACGAAGGCAATGAACGGATCGATCATCCCAACCCCCTGCCCCAAGCCCCAAGAGAACCCGCCAACAGCCTTGGGGTGCCGGTGGCGGGGCATCAACTGCCAGTTGACGCGGAGCGATATAAACTCACAGTTGATCCCCGTGTCAACTGGTACTCCACATGCGAAGCATCGACCTACTGCTAGACAAGGCCCGCGAGAAGTGCGAACGCCCGTCAGACAGGGCTTTGGCGGAGAAAATGCGCGTCACTGCCAGCGCCGTATCCAAGTGGCGAAAAGGCGGAGTGATCACGGAAATGCACGCATCTGCGCTGGCCGCCCTCGCTGGGATGGACGGCGAAATCGTCGTGCGAGTGATGGAGGAACAGGCGGAGACCCCTGCTCAGCGAAGGGTCTGGCGCTCGGTACTGGACAGGTTAAGCGCGGCGGCGGCAGTGCTGGTGCTGGTAGTGGTCGCAGCACCAGGCGTCGCACGCGCAAAGGCGATTGAAATCAATGGCTTGGATCAGGGCAAGGCCGCTGTTTGTATATTATGTTCACCCTCCTGCAGCGGTGGCTGGCACGGGTCTTGCCCAGCCCCCGGCTCCGACGTTGGCATGGAGCCCGATCAATGCGTGCCCTGAAACGACCGCCCCTTAGGTCGGCTTTTCGTTCAAGTGCGGTCGACTGG